CTGAAGGTACAAATGGTTGTACGGAAGGTGGGAAGGTTTCTTGTGCAAAGTTAGCAGTACCTGTAACTGTACTTACAATTATGAGTGGTATAGTAAATTTCATACTCAAATTTTTAAATGAACAATATGCCTGGTAGTGCATGTACCTATAACACGCCGCGGCTTCACCCCAGGCCTTTAGTATTTTCTCCTGTTGTGGGTGCCATATTTTTGGAAGTTTCTTTTCTTCGTTCATACTAATAGATATGAACATTATATTTTTCATTCACTTACTTTTTTTCATAACAATGTTGGTTGTACCATTCATGAAGAACAAACAGAACCTTGAGTTTTATTCCCTTCTCGTCCCATTCATATTTTTCCATTGGTCGGTCAATGATGATACGTGTGCGTTGACACAAATGGAAATGGCTGTAACAGGAAACAGTAAAGATAAAACATTCTTTGGACGTATTATGGGTCCCATATATAAAATGGACGACACGGAGGCAAACAATTTCTTAAAATCTATTTTATTTTTTCTATGGCTATTTGTTCAGTACAGACTTAATAGAATTGATTTAACACCACTGAATGAAATTAAGAAACGGTTTGTTAAATAATATTGGTATACATAAATGAAGATCAAAAACAAAACACAACAAAAATTATTATTTATTGCGTTAATGGTACTCATTGCTGTAATTGTATATCAAGTGCGTAACCCAATTATTATTAAAAAGCGGGTTCGTGTACCTGTAGAAGTACCAGTTCAGGTTCCAGTTCAAATACCAGTCGAAAAAGAATTTAGAAACCCACCAATCAAAGAGTATAAACCTGGGTACGTCCAACAAATGGGTGTTCTTGTAGGTTCGGATGAAGAAACTTTACCCTTATACGGTAAAGAAGTTAGGGGGCGTCGTGATCAGTATCATTATTATACGACAACACCAGGTGATCAAGTGTATCCACTTCCAGTAACTATAGATAATCGTGATTGTATGGACGATATCGGATGTCGTGAACTTTATGGAAATGAATCCGTTTCGGTTTTAGGACAAACTGGTTCATTTCAGGCGAAAATGTATAGAACGGACAATTTTTTCTAATGTAATATAAATGAAGATCGATTTATTAAAAAATGAAGCAAAGCGTCTTGGTCTTCGTGTAACTAAAAAAATTAAAGGTAAACGTGTTCCCTTGAGTGAAAAGGAAATTAAAATGAAAATTCAAAGACGGCGACAACCAGCTTTGGAAATCCAGGTTCGAAATTCAAAAAAACTTATACGAACGTGTAAATCACTTTTACGAACAGTGGAACCAAATGTTCCACGTGTTCGACGAGTTTCTCAACCCGTCTCACGTACACCATCTGTACCACGCGCACCACCTGTTCCACAAGCACCACCAGTACCAACTAAACGTGATCCACGCACAAATTTAATGACCGCTTTAAAAGCAAACCTTAAACGTCGTGGTCTTAGAGAAAAGATAAATCAAACTTCTTAGATATGATCTTTTTCGCACCTTCAAAATCTGGATGACTCCATAAAAGCCATCTTGACCAAAACCCCGCGGTAAAAAAACCTGTTTTTGTCCAGTTTTCTTTATCACTTCGAGTCACATCAAGCATATTTTTATGAACCAGTTTAGGATCGGTTTGTTTTTGTACCATATGAGGAACAAACCCACCGTGTCGTGTTACGTATGAACGCATACGCAAAGGGTTTTTGTGTATTGTATAGTCTGAGTACCCTCTTGCCCCAAAATCAACTATTTTCCCATTTTCAAAAGTAACTCTAAACTTTTTATCAATACGTGGACTTTTTTTTAAACGAACGCGCATATATAATTACTGAATATATTTTTCGCCGCGTTTTTTGCGTCTATATAACACAATTCCAAGTGTAAGTGATATTAACCAAGCTTGAAATTGTGATATACCATACGGTTCTTCGACCATAAACATTTATAGTATATAATTATTGTTTATTTTCTAATTTAGCGAGTTTGTAGTGGTGATAAAAATGTATTAAACTTAAAATCAAAGAAACAAGAACAAATGGGTTATATCTCGCCTTCTTGTTAAGAACAAATAATACGACCGATCCTATAATAACGAGGGTTGGTAAGCTAAATAAACCAATTTGAATATCGGTCAAACCAAGAAACCGTTTTTCTAATGTGTTAACATCTGGTGTTTGTACTGGTGCGTATTTTTCAAGTTTATATCCTGGCATTTATTATATATACATAAAAAAAATGTGGATTTTCATGATACCAATATTATTGATATTGAACGATTACCTTAAATCGCCTATAGATAGATTGTATTTCCAAACACCTTTGCGTCCACTTGTTGGTATACGAAATTCGATCGTAGACTTATTTTTTTATAAACCGCATTACTCAGTAGACGATTTCACGGGTTTATGGAGGGTACAGAAACACTTTTTTGATATAAAAACCGAATACGATACTTTATATAAAAATAAACAAAAGTATTATTTTCACGACCTTGATCCATGGTTTGAATATAATCAAAAATATTATTACTATAAAATACACGATTTTCCAAAGTTATACGCATTTTTAAAAACTATACCGTGTGTTGATCATGCCATGATTGCGGTCATGGAAGGATCAATGTCTATACCAGCACACCGTGCCGAGAGTAATTTACAGTTACGGTACCATTTAACACTCGAAGGAACAAGTAATCTTACCACGGAGTTTGATATTCATCAACATAAACCCGGTGAAGATGTTCTTTTTGATCACGCACGACACCATAGTGTTGATAAAACAGACCAACAAAAGCGCGTTGTTCTTATTTTAGATATTAACCGATTCTAATCTAAAGGTGTTTCCGACACACCGCTTTATACATGTCGTGATCACCAACAAGTTCGAGTTCATCATTTTGTACGATACGTTTTGTAAAGGGTCCATGTGTCCCATCCATACACACCATACACATCGCCGATATCTTAAACACTTTATCGGCGAGAGGTACACAGTCTATGAGTTCACCAAACTTTCTTTGTTTATAATCACCATCGAGACCCGCGAGTAAAATCGTTTTACCTGAATCGAGAACCTTTTCAACAAATCTTTTAAGATCCGTAAAAAATTGAGCTTCATCCATAGCTATAACGTCTGCATTTGAAAAATCAACTTCATCGAGATTATTAGTTTTTATACAATCGAAACGAATATTATCATGGGTACGTAAAACGTCTTCGGAAGCGCGTGTATCCTTTTTAGAATTTATAACGAGAATACGTTTACCTATAACTTTGTACCGTTTTAAACGCCTGATAAGTTCGGACGTTTTTCCTGAAAACATGTTACCCATAATAATCTTAAGACTCATTTCTAAATATACGTATTATTATTTTTTTATACTTATATAGTATATGTTGAATATTTATTTATTTCTATTGGTGTCATTCACATTTAATCTTATGACAGGGTATTATGTTTCATATAAAAGAAATGTTAAGCAAAATGATAAAATATATGACTTGGGATTTAAAATTTTACCAAACCTTGAAAAGTATGATTATATTAATGATTATATATTGATTATACCAATACTCTTTTTGGTTTATCATTTCGGTGGTTGGACTAAAAATAAACGAAGTACATTTTTATTTACGATGGGGTTGATGTATTTATTTAGAACTTTAACAAATTATGTTACAACATTTCCCAGTATGAAAAAATGTGAACTTAAACCACCGTTTGGGTTTTGTAATGATTTTATGTTTTCAGGACACACGACGTTTAACATAGTTATTTCCTATTTTGTTAATGGTATATTATGGCCAATTTGGCCTATAATTACATCTATAATAACGATTGCGACGAGAGAACATTATAGTGTTGATGTATTGATAGCATGGTTAATATTTGGTTCTTTACAATGTAAAATATAATATTTATATAAATAAATGAACTTTAATACGTACGTTGTAAATTTGGATTCACAAAAGAAACGGTATGATGTTCAAGAAAAGAAACTTAATGAGGTTGAGATATACCCAATTCGTATCAGTGGGTATAGATTTGAAGATATTGATAAAAGTGAATTACAAAAACATTTTGTTCGAACAACACCTTTATTAAAGCCTAGATCTGCTATTGGCTGTACATATAGTCATATACAGGCACTTAAACATTTTTTAAAGAACGATTCAAATGATTTTGCTCTTATATTAGAAGATGATGTGTTTCCTTTATTTACTAACGTTGTTCATTTGGAAAAGAAACTCGAAAATACAGATTGGGACTATTTAAGTTTACATTGTGACGGTGTATGCCCTAAAGAGGGTGGTATTCCTTATTTATTATCTGGTTCGACCGCTGCATATTTCATTACACGTGAAGGTGCAGAAAAAATAATAAACTATAAACATTCCTTTCATTACGATATACAAACAACAACAATGGAAAAACTGAATAAAAAAATTGATATAAAAAATTCGTTTTGGACAGATGAAAACGCTAAAATGAGTGGTGAAATAAGTTCAAATCGGTATAAAAGATATTGTCATGGTATATATGATAAAATTACAGAAAAAGTAGTGAATAGAGGTGAGAAAACCGCTTGTCACTACAAAGATTATCGCATGTTTCGAATACCTATATTAGGTTATGAACCATCTGTAGAAGATTTAGTATTGTCTTTGTTGTGTATTTTAATCAGTTGTACAGCTTTTATCGGCGTAAAATACGTAAAAGGTAGTAAAAAATAATAACGAACCCAAAAAATAATTTTGTTTTTTGGGAAAGACCGTGAGTAAAGTGATATTTATTAATAAAATGTAAATGTAATAAAACTGATTATATTCTATTAACATTCTAACCCATCGATTTTTGTTTGCACTAGCTGGAAAAGAAATAAATACCGCGTTTACGGTTTCTTCTTTATTAAGTGGACCAAAATTTTTAAAAATTAGTTCCTTATTATCAACTTTTATGAAATCGTATTTTTTACACAAAGTATTTAAATTAACCTGATCATCTTTACATTTCATTCGTATAGACTCTTTTAATACTATTTTAAGGTATTTAACATAACCCATGTACATACCAGCATTTGCGACGTTACTATTATCACAACTACCAAAAACAAATATTTCGCCAAATTTATTCATAAGTTCGGGATCCTTAGATACGAGTACTTTACACTCGTAACTTTCAAAAAGACTCTTAACGTTTGAAATATCTTTATTTATTTTTGTATCAAACCCATCTACAAAAACAATTATATCATCGTCTTTTTTTGTTTCCATGTATTTAAGTAGACCAATAGATTTATCAATGTATCCATTCCATTTATTACCCATACCAAGAACTTTTACTTTAATATTGTGATCGTTATTTACAAGTTCTTCAAACATGCCGAACGATTTATTCGCATAAGTTACTACTTCTACTGACATTTACAATACAATTATATTTTAAATGGTTTTAAAGAAACAACTCTTAGATTAATAAAAAAACATGGAAACACTTAGAATTAAACGATTAACTCTTGAAGCAACTTTACCGACACGCGCATCGCCTGGATCTGTCGGGTACGATTTGTATAGCATGGAAAACATGACGATCAATGCATGTGAACGTGGTATTGTAAGTACGGGTATTTGTGCAACGATCCCACAGGGTGTGTATGGTCGTATTGCACCTAGATCAGGTTTAAGTGTAAAACACGGTATTCAAACGGGTGCTGGTGTTATTGATCCGGACTATACGGGTGAATTGAAGGTTATCTTGTTTAATCACGGGAGTGAACCGTTCGAAATTAAACAAGGCGATAGAATCGCCCAACTCATTTTGGAAAAGTGTGAAACACCACTTATTGAGGAAGTTGATGAATTAAAAGAAACAAAACGTGGCGAACGAGGTTTTGGATCTTCGGGTAAGAACTAATTTAGTTACCAAATGCGATACCACCCATACCATTCTTAATCCTGAGAATGTTATAGTTGACCGCATACGCGCGAATCATATTAATATTGTCATTTGTAGTAACACCAGTGTAATTAATATTTATCTTCGCATTATCGATTCGCGAAAAGTTCAAGGTACCCGTTGGTTGGGACTTGTTCATGGTAAGACAGAACGGCCATGTATATATTTGTTCGGACTCAATCGTTGTGTTAAGAACCGAACAGTGTCTCGATGGAACGACGTTTCTATGGTATTCGTGTGTCATATTTTCAAAGAGTGGAACACCGTTAATAAACATAGACGCATCCGTGAAAGTGTATGATGTATCCGGTTTATTACCCGCAGCTATATGAACGGCCTTTACTGGGTGATTAAAGTAGGTCAAATCAATCGACGTATCGGTTTTAGACATTGGTTGGTGTTGTGTTTGTGTAATGAGAAGTTCGTGTTCACCGTTTGCAAAGAATTCTCGTTCGTCTGTGTCGACAAACACGTACGAACCGTATACCTTTGGAGAAGAACCCAAGTTAAATGTACCATTTCTAAACTTAATTCTAATTTCAACTTCGTGGTATTGAAGACCGACGAGTGGTAAAGATTTCGTCCAATCTTCACTGAAAAAGAATGGGATTATGTAACTCCCTGCCGATGCATTTTCACCACCGTCTTGGGTCGTCATGGCACACGTCGCTTTCGCCGAAGATTCGTTATATAACGTATTGTGTACGGTATTAATAAAAAGTGTATCCAGTTTGGTAACTTCTTGACCACCAACCCACAAAGAGAATTCAGTTGGTGAAGTTTCACTCGCTGCCGCATCCGAAAAAAGAGAGGCATTGTTATTACGACTATTAATATTGGCATTTTCAATCCACACGTAACTCAAGAGATCACCTTTCGATTTGATAGGGATGGAAACCTCGTTTCCGGATTCAAACGTCCCGATATAATCCATACGTTCTGGTTTTATCGAAAAGTTTGTGTGACGTTTATAGTTTTGTCTAAAAAAAGAGACTTGAGGATCGCCTGTAATATAGACGTCCTGGGCACCGACTGAGACGAGATCGATCAAAGCAGCTGACATATTTACTACTATACTATATTAAAAAAATCGGGCGTTAACGTAATAAGATAAAAAATGGTCGTGTTCCAAGTATTGACCTGGGAAACACAAGACACGGAGGACGAACACTTGATTAGTATTTTTGGTAAAACAAATGAAGGTAAGTCTGTGTGTGTTACGACCAGTTTTACACCATACTTCTTCGTGAAACTCCCGAAGAAAATGTCGTCTTTAGACGTTCGTAATTTATACACAAAGATTGATAAAGTATGTCCTGAATGTTTGATAAGTTATGATATTGTTCAATCGAAAGATGTTTGGGGTTTCCAAAATAACGAAAAATTTATTTTCATGCAATTAAACTTTAAGAACCTCGCGGCACGACGTATGGTAAATGGGAGACTAAAACGTACATTACCTGATGAATCTACGAAATATAAAGTCTACGAATCAAACCTAGATCCTGTTCTGAGGTTGATGCACCGAACTAACATTCAATCCACTGGGTGGATGGATTCCGGGGACGCATGTGTACGTTCACACTTAGCACGGGTTAATATAGACCTGTTCTGTAACGATTGGAAAACTCTTAAACCAGTTGATATTCCAGAAACTGCACCTTTTGTAGTCGCGTCTGTGGATATTGAATGTAATAGTTCAACGGGTAAGTTTCCTAATGCAGACGTAAAAGGTGATGCATGTTTCCAAATTGCCGTATCACTTACACATTTTGGTTCTGATGTACCGTACGATAAAACATGTTTTTGTTATAAAAAAACAGATTCAGAATTAGACGGGTGTACAATTAAGAGTTACGACACTGAACGTGAAATGCTTATGGCATTCAAGGAGTATCTTATGGAAAAGGATATTGATATCATAACAGGTTGGAACATATTCGGTTTTGATTTAGAATATATAATGAAACGTGCGGTCATGACAGGGTGTGACCAATCCTTTTATGAAATGAGTAAAATGAAAAACCATTCATGTGAACTTGTGTATAAGAAGCTGTCGTCGAGTGCACTTGGTGACAACGATCTCAAGATTTTACCTATGCCGGGGCGTTTTATTTTCGATCTATTCCACGAAGTTAAAAAAGGGTATAAACTTGATTCATATAAACTCGATAATGTTTCGAAACTGTACCTGGGTGATAATAAAATTGATATGCCACCAAAAGAAATGTTTGCGCGTTTTGTTGAAGAAGACCCCGTAAAGTTACGTGAAGTCGCCGAATATTGTATTAAGGATACACTTTTACCTCACCGTTTGTTATCAAAATTATCTATACTTGTTAATTTATTAGAGATGGCTAAAGCGACGTGGGTTCCCCTCTGTTATTTAGTCGAAAGAGGACAACAAATCAAAGTGTTTAGTTTATTAACAAAAAAAGCACGTGAAATGGGGTTTATGGTTCCAACTATATCATGGGGACAATATTCTACAGAAGGATACGAAGGCGCAACTGTTTTAGACGCACAAAAAGGTGCCTATTATACACCAATAACAGCACTAGATTTCGAAGGTCTGTATCCATCGATTATGATGGCACATAATTTATGTTATTCATCGATGGTTATGGATTCCAAATACGAAAATATACCTGGTGTAACATACGAAACGTTTGGGTTTTATAAGTTTGCACAAGATGTTCCAAGTCTTTTACCAAGTATTCTTCTAGAACTAAAACAGTTTCGTAAACAAGCTAAAAAGGACATGGCGCAATCGACCGGTGCCCTAAAAGAAATGTATAATGGTAAACAATTAGCGTATAAAGTGTCTATGAACTCTGTATATGGATTTACAGGTGCAGCAAAGGGTATGTTACCGTGTGTACAAATTGCCTCAACGGTAACTCTAAAAGGTCGGAGCATGATTGATGAAACAAAAGCATATGTTGAAAAGAATTTCCCGGGGGCAAAGGTAAGGTACGGTGATTCAGTGACACCAGATACACCTTTACTTATTCGTAAGAACGGGTGTGTACAAACATGTCGAATCGATTCACTTGTAAATGAATACACTTTACGTGACGACGGTAAACAAATTGGATACATAAACGCCGAGGTATGGACAGAGAATGGATTTACACCAATTCAACAAATTGTACGTCACAAAACCAATAAAAATATCCATCGCGTTGTAACACATACCGGTATAGTCGACGTGACTGAAGATCATAGTCTTTTACTCGAAAATAAGGAGATTGCTAAACCCACGCAGGTTGGTGTAGGAACGGCGTTACTTCACGGAAATTGTGTTGAATCTATCGATACATGTACTGATACAAGTATTACTAAAGAAGAAGCAAAAGTTATGGGTTTTTTCTTTGGTGATGGATCGTGTGGTACATATAGATGTAAATCTGGTGTAAAAAGTACATGGGCTCTGAACAATTCAAAATTGGAATATTTGGAAGAAATGCAAAAATTGTGTCCATTTGAAACGAAAATATACGATACGATCAAAAGTTCTGGTGTCTATAAACTTAACGCTAAAGGTTTGGTCGTAGATATTGTTAACACATATAGAAACTTGTTTTACAACTCACACAAAGAAAAGGTAGTACCGTCGTGCATTTTAAATGCCCCTTTGGAAATTATTAAGTCTTTTGTAGATGG